TGGTTTATGTTATTTAGCATTAAGGTTTAAATGGAATCAAGACGCATTTACTGGAATACCTAAAGTTCAAGCAAAGATACAAGGTAAAAAAGTTGTATTTTACAATTCTGGTTTAGCAGCACAAACACCAGCTTATAAAACAAATCCAGCTTGGTGTTTATTAGATTACTTAACAAATACAAGATATGGAAAAGGTATTGCTATTTCAGAAATAGATTTACAATCTTTCTATGATGCTTCAGTTGTTTGTGAAACACAAGTAACACCATATTCAGGTGCTAGTGATATAAATATTTTTGACACAAATGCTGCAATAGATACATCACAAAAAATTATAGACAATGTTAGAGAAATGTTAAAAGGTTGCAGAGGTTATCTACCATATACAAATGGAAAATATAAATTAATTATTGAAACAACAGGAAGTGCAGCAATAACATTAACAGAAGATGATATAATAGGTGGATATAATTTATCTATTCCAACAAAAAATGAAAGATATAATAGAGTTATAGTTGGTTTTGTTAATCCAGCTAGAAATTATCAAGTAGATGAAATTCAATTTCCACCAATAGATGATAGTGGACTTGCAAGTGCAGACCAACACGCAACTATGAAAACTGCTGATGGTGGTTTTTTATTAGAGGGTAGATTTACATTTAAAACTTTAACATCTCCATATCAGGCAGAGGAGATGGCAGAAGTTATTTTAAGAAGAAGTAGAGAAGCATTAACACTTGGTATCAATGTTAGCTTTGATGCTTATGATTTAGCCATAGGAGATATAGTAAATATCACACATAGTTCATTAGGTTTCTCTGCAAAAGCATTTAGAGTTATGGGTTTAACTTTTAACGAAGATTTTACAATAGGATTATCTCTTGTTGAGTATCAGGCTAGTCATTATACTTGGGCAACAAAAACACAAGTTAGTTCTACACCATCTACTAATTTACCTAATCCATTTACTATCCAACCACCAGCTAGTGTTACATTATCTGACCAACTAATTGAATATAACGATGGAACTGTAATTGTTGCTTTAGATGTTAGTATTGGTGCTTCTCCTGATTCGTTTATAGATTTTTATCAAGTAGAATACAAATTAAGTACAGATTCAGATTTTATAATTTATGCACAAGGTTCAGGATTAAATCACAGAGTTCTTAATGTAATTGACCAATCAACTTATGATGTAAGAGTAAAAGCAGTTAATACATTAGGAGTATCATCAACTTATGTATCTGCACAAAGAAAAATAGTAGGTGCTATTGAACCACCTAGTGATGTAACAGACTTTTCTTGTAATATATTAGGACAAGAAGCACATTTATCTTGGACACAAATACCAGATTTAGATTTAGCTTTTTATCAAATTAGATATTCAACATTAACAGATGGAACTGGAGAATGGGCAAACTCTGTATCTTTAATAGAAAAAGTATCAAGACCAGCCACAAGTATTAGTACAGTTGCTAGGGCTGGAACTTATCTTATAAAAGCATTTGATAAATTAGGTAATGCAAGTTCTAATGCAACTGCAATAGTTTCTAATGTAACTAGCACATTAAATTTTAATGCAATAACTAGTGTATCTGAACACCCTGATTTTGATGGAACATTAACAAATACAGTAATCGTAGATGACACTTTAAGACTAGATTCTTCAGAATTATTTGATGCAGCTTCAGGAAATTTTGATGCAGAAACAACTAGATTTTTTGATTCAGGTGTTGCTAATGCAGACTTTAACGCATCTGGTAATTATTTATTCGCAGATGTAGTAGATATAGGTGCTAAACATACAGTAAGAATTACAGCTACTTTAAAACAAACTTCTGATGACCCTGATGATTTATTTGATAACAGAACAGGATTATTTGATTCTCAAAATTCTAGCTTTGATGGAGATACACCAGCTAACTCTAATGCACATTTAGAAATTGCAACAAGTGATGATAACTCTACTTTTACTACTTTTCAAAACTTTGTAATAGGAAATTACACAGCTAGATATTTTAAATTTAGAGTTGTTTTAACTTCAACTGATTTAGCTTCAACTCCTGTTGTTCAAGAAGTATCAATTTCAATAGATATGGAAGATAGAATATTTAGTGGAAATGATATAGTATCTGGTGCTGGAACTAAAACTGTAACATTTACAAATCCATTTAAAACTGTTAATTATGCAGTTGGAATTACAGGACAAGGAATGGCAACAGGAGATTTCTTTTTAGTAGAAAGTAAAACTATTAATGGATTTAATGTTACTTTTAAAAATTCAAGTGGAACAGCAGTATCAAAAACATTTGATTTTATTGCAAAAGGGTTTTAAAAGGAGTATAAAACAATTATGGCACAACACGATTACGATATAGCGAACCAATCTTTCCCAGCCTTTAGAACAGACTTAAATGGTGTTCTTGAAGCTATAAATACATCTAATTCTGGTACATCAAGACCAAGTGGTGCAGTAGCTGGTACAATCTGGCTAGATACATCTGGTGGTGCAACTGCTCATATTTTAAAATTCTATGATGGGGGTGCTGACATAAATTTAGCAACAATTAACACTACTGCAAACACAGTAGATTTTACAGATTCATCAGTTACATTTGATATAGTAAATGATACTTCTCCTCAACTCGGTGGTAATTTAGATGTCAATGGACAAGACATAGTTTCTACATCAAATGCTGATATAGATATTATTCCTAATGGAACAGGAGATGTAAATTTAGGTGCTGACACAGTACAGATTGGCGATAACAATGCAAACGCAACTCTAACCACACAAGGCACAGGAGATTTAATTTTAAATACTAACAATGGTACAAATGCTGGAAACATAACTCTTGAAGATGGTGCTAATGGTCATATTCAATTTACAACAAATGGTACAGGAACAATTAAATTTAACGATCTAGCTTATATACCTCAACAAGCATTAACATCATCATCTAACGCAGTTGCATGGGATACACAGGCAAAGCCAAACGCATATCATTTAACAACAGAAAACACTACATTCTCTGCACCAACTAATCCTGTTGAGGGTGCTTTTATCTCATTAGAAATTAATTATGATGGCTCACATACAATCGCATTTAACACAGTATTCGAATTTGCAGCTTCAACTGCACCAACATTTACTTCAACAGATGGCAAAACTGATATATTAGTATTTAGATATAATGGTGCTGTATGGCAAGAAGTAGGAAGAACATTAAATTTAAGTGAAAGTTAAAATATGTACGCATTAGTAGAAGATGGTTCAATATCAAAATTAATTACAAATCCTAAATCTATGGTTATAGGAGATGTAAGATACCCAGCTAAAATATTTCAATTATGGTCGCAATCAGAATTAAATGCAATAGGTATTTATGAAGTAGTAACTGATTCATCTAATTTTAAAGATGAGAAGTGGTATATCAACACAGATGAATCTTATTCTTTTGCAGACAATCAAGTTACAAGATCATGGGGAACTGCTATACCTAAAGCACACGCAGATAGCTTATGGACACAAGCAGATTCAGATGATGGAAATTTACCAGATGATAAAGAAGTTGGAGATGTAAGAGTTGAGGGTTTAAAAACACAATTAATTAGAACTTTAAAACAACAAGTATCTGGAGAACTATCAAAAACTGATTGGTACATAACTAGAAACACAGAAAAAGAAACTGCTATACCAAGTGCTATATCTACTCACAGAGATGCAGTTAGAACTAAACAAGCAGAAATGGAAACTGCTATAACAAACGCAAGTGATACTCCAGCATTAGAAACTTTATACACATACACCACAGATGATGATGGTGTTCAATCAAGACCATTAGGCGAACTTCCAACATTGGAGATTTAATGCCACTAATACTTGGAACTAACTCCATAAAAGATACAGGATATAATGTAGCTAACTCATTAAGATTTAATGATGGTAGTTCAGATTATTTAACAAGAGCACAATCAAATGGTAATCAAGACAAATGGACATGGTCAGTTTGGTTAAAAAGATCAACACTAGGTTCATCTCAATGTTTCTTTGCATCTACTGATGGTAGTGCAACAAGTTTTGATGCTAAATTTGATAGTAGCAATAGAATTAGGGTATATAATTATTTTGGTGGTGGGTTTGATGCAGATTTAGTCACAACTAGAGTTTTTAGAGATGTATCAGCTTGGTATCATATTCTTGTAGTATATGATAGTGGAAACTCAACTGAGGCACATAGATTAAGAATATATGTAAATGGAACAGAAGAAAGTTCATTTAGTACAACTGATTATCCTGCTCTAAATGCAGATAGTGATTTAAATGTATCAGGTTCTAATATTGAAATTGGAAGACAAGCTAATGGTTCTCAATTTTTTGATGGCTACATGGCAGAGGTAGTTTTAATAGATGGACAAGCATTAGACCCAACATCATTTGGAGAGTTTGATTCTGATAGTCCTACAATATGGAAACCAATAGATGTATCAGGTTTAACCTTTGGTACAAATGGATTTCATTTAGACTTTGAAAACTCTGGAAGTCTAGGTGCAGATGTATCAGGTAATGGAAATAACTTTACTGTAAATAACTTAACTAGCATAGACCAAACTACTGATACACCGACTAATAATTATGCAACATTAAATCCTTTATATAAACAAGACCATGCTTTTTCAGATGGAAATTTAACTTATACAAGTTCAGCTTCCGATTGGGATTCAGCACCATCAACATTTGGTGCATCTTCTGGCAAATGGTATGTTGAAGCAAAAGTAACAGCATTAGGTGGGGGTGTTACAAGAACTACTCTTGGAATATGTGATGAAAGAGATGCAAATGAAGTTGCAGAAAGTGAATTTGGATTAGCAAGTTATAACAATGGAGATACTGTAGGCTACTATGGTGCTTCTGCAAATCAAGTATATAAAAATGGAAGTGTGCAAAGTGGTACTTGGTCAGCTTTTACAACAAATGATATAATTGGCATGTATGTTGATCTTGATAATGGTTATGTTTATTTTTCTAAAAATGGTTCAATGCAAAATTCAGGAGATCCAACAAGTGGTAGTAGTGGAACTGGTGGAATATCAATAACAACAGGTGCAACTTATCTCTTTGGCTTAACTGGATATGGTGGTGGTGCATCACAAATTAATTTTGGGAGTCCACCTTTTAGTATTTCATCTGGTAATTCAGATCCAAATGGATATGGTAATTTTGAATATAGTACACAGAATTATTATGCACTTAACACAAAAAATTTAGCAGAATATGGATAGGAGTAAATTATGAGTTATACGAATGGTTTAGATAATCCTGAACTTTATTTCCAAACTGTTTTATGGACAGGAAATGGGAGTAACAGATCAATTACACTTGATGGCTCTGAAAATATGCAACCTGATTGGGTCTGGGGTAAAAATCGTGGAAATGATGATAATGATTATTTGATGGATTCAGTAAGAGGTGCAACAAAAAGACTAACTACAAATAATAATGCAGCAGAGGGTACATCAACAGCACTTTTAACTTCATTTGATAGTGATGGGCTTAGTTTAGGAACAAGTGCTGGTTTAAATGCAAGTGGGGTTACAGCCGTAGGCTGGTGCTGGAAGGCTGGTGGCTCTGCATCATCAAACTCAGATGGAAGTATAACAAGTTCTGTATCTGCAAATCAAACTGCTGGATTTTCTATATTAAAATTTACTGCATCTGGTAGTGGAGATGAAACTGTCGGTCATGGGTTAGGAGTAAAACCTAAAATGGTAATTACTAAAGGATTAGATGCTTCTTCACCATGGAATACTTACAATGAAAATTTACACTCATCTGCACCAGAAGATTATTATTTAGCTTTAAATTCAACAAATGCTTCATCTAGTGATAGTCCAGGTGTATTTGGTGCTGGAATGACTTCATCTGTTATTGGAGTAGGAGTAGGAGTTGGTTTTACTTCTGGTCAAGATTATATTTCTTATTGCTTTAGCGAGGTCAAATCGTTTTCTAAATTTGGAAGCTATGTCGGAAATCAGTCAAGTAACGGAAGCTACATTCACTTGGGATTTAAACCCTCATTCGTTATGGTGAAACGTACTGATTCAAGTGATGCTGCAAATTGGATGATGTATGACAATAAAAGATTAGGGTACAATGGTGGAAGTAGATATTTAATTGCTAATACTATTGACCCAGAGGGGGGAAGTAGTGATAATTTAATGGATTTTACATCAAATGGTTTTAAATTAAGATCAGCAAATCAAAATATAAATAGAAGTGCATCATACATCTACATGGCTTTCAGCGAGAGTAGTTTTGTTTCATCATCAGGAATACCCACAAATGCAAAATAGGAGTTAATCATGCAATTATCAAAACATTTTACATTAGAAGAATTTGAAAAAAGCCAAACTGCTACTAGAAAAGGTATAACTAATAAAGCTGGTAGTGGAGAAATAAAAAATCTAGGCGATCTTTGTTATGAAGTATTAGAGCCTGTACGAGCAAAGTTTGATAAGCCTGTTACTATTACATCAGGATATAGAAGCCCAGAATTATCAGAAGCTATTGGTAGTAAAGCAACATCACAACATTGTTTAGGAGAAGCAGCAGATTTTGAAATAGCTGGTGTATCTAATTTGCAAGTAGCTTTATGGATTAAAAACAACTGTAATTTTGACCAACTTATTTTAGAATTTTGGAAAGAGGGAGAGCCTAATAGTGGTTGGATTCATTGTTCTTATAAAGATGGTTCTAATAGAAAACAAGTTTTGACATATTCAGGTGGAGAATATAAAAACGATTTACCAGACGCAAAATGGTCTGGTGGAAAAATGTCTAACTAATAGGAGAAAGTTATGCCAATGGGAAAAGGAACATATGGGTCTAAAAGAGGCAGACCATCTAAAAAAAACAAAATGAGTAAAAAAAAAAAGAAGAAAAAGTAATGAGAAAAGTAGCACGAGATAAAAAAACTAAAATACCTAAAAAATACCTATCTGGTTTAAAAGGTAAGAAAAGATCATCAAGATCAAAGTTATTAAAAAAAATGTCAGGTTTATATAAATCTGGTGCTACTATTCCAGCTTCAATGTTTAGAGCAAGAGTAAAATAATGGCTGCTAGAAGAAAACCTTTATCTGCTAGAGTTGTTTCTACATTAAGAGCAAAAGCAAAGAACAGAAAAAACATCACATTAGGCACATTAAAAAAAGTATATCGTAGAGGTCAAGGTGCTTGGCTATCATCTGGTTCAAGACCAAAAATTCCAATGTCAGGCTGGGCTATGGCTCGTGTAAACTCCTATCTGCGTGGTTCAAGAAAGCACGATACAGATTTAAGAAAAAAGAGAAAGAAATGAGTAAGAATCCTAGAACTACTGGAGAACACATTGTAGCCTTATATGGTCATATTAAAGGCTTAACTAGAGAAATAAAAATTATAAAAACAAATCATCTAAAACATATGCACGAAGATATAGATAAGATTGATTCTAAATTTGATAAACTTACATCTTGGTTAGTTTATGGAGTCGGTACAGTAGCAATCGTGTTCTTGACCCAAATACTTTACATTTTCTCTAAATAGTTATACAACAAATACTTGTATGAGTTATAAATCAATCCTTTGTATATCTGACTTACATATTCCCTACCACCACCCACAAGCATTTGATTTTTTAAAAGCATTAAAGAAAAAAATTAATCCTGATTTAATTGTAAATGGTGGAGATGAATTAGATAAACACGCATTATCATTTCATGATTCAGACCCTGACTTACCAAGTGCTGGAGATGAGTTAAGACAATCTAAAAAATATATCTGGGAACTTAAAAAGATATTTCCTAAAATGATTTTATTACACTCTAATCATTCATCTTTAATTTATAGAAAAGCATTAAAACATGGTATGCCAAGAGCCTATTTAAGATCATATAATGATTTTTTAGAGGTAGATCATAATTGGAAATGGGTAGAAGATTTAAACTTAAAATTAAGTGATGGTTCAGAATGTTATTTTACGCATGGAATGTCAGCAGATGGTCTTAAATTAGCGATGCAGTATGGTAAAAATGTTTGCCAGTTCCATTTTCACAGTAAGTTTAATATCCAATATTTTAGTAATCCTGATAATTTAGTGTGGTCTTTACAATGTGGTTGTCTGACGAAACAAAGTTCACTTGCCTTTGGCTACTCGAAAAATTTTCGTTTAAGATTTGTAATAGGTACTGGTGCTATAATAAATGGACAACCTATGTTATACCCTATGATTTTAAATAATAAGGGCGAATGGATAGGTAAAATTGTCTAATAAACCATCATTAGAGGACGATAGAGCCACAGAGAAAGCTACTGACAAGCAAATAGGGGGTAGCCACTACACTAACTTTAAAATCCAACCAATCGAGTTTATTTCAAAGAATAACCTATCATTTATTCAGGGTTGTATAATTAAGTATATTTGTAGATTCGATAAAAAAAATGGAGTCGAAGATTTGGATAAGATTATCCACTACTGCGAATTACAGAAAGAATTATTGCAAAATAAAAAATAAGGAATATGAAGCACCTATGAACTTCACTTATTTAATTTATTCAATTCTTATGTTATATTGGACAACATTAATTTATTTAACAAGTAATACTTATTTATGATTTTAAGTTTATTAAATAACCCACTTACAAAATTAGCAGTTGGTAAAGTAACTGACCATTTCAAACACAAAGCAGAAAAAGTAAAAACAATAAGAGCAGCAGAAATAGAAGCTGCTAAAGATGTTGATATAACAAGAATTAAAAGCCAAGATAAAAGTTGGAAAGACGAAATATTAATGGTATGGCTTATATCAATGTTAAGTACAGGCTGGTTTGAAAGCACTAGAGATAATTTTGAAGAATGGGTAAGAATAATAAATGACTTACCTGATAGTGTTTGGTATTTAGTTATTATTGTATTTACTGCAACATTCTCAACTAAAATGACAGATAAGGTTTTAAACCGAAACAAAAAGAAGTAATATGTCCGAATGGACAAAATAAAAGTTGATGCAGTAATCACAGATTTAGAATTACAATTAGAAACACATAACAACCCATATGGTAGTTTTGTTAATTTTAAGTTTATAGATACCTACCCAAACTTTCCTAAAGTTAATGACATGATTGCAGAGATTAAAAAACGAGGAGATGTTGATTTAATTAACTTTGAATACTCTTATACAGGAATCCACGAAGATACAGATTTAAAATATTTTGATGTAACTAGACATTAAACTAGGGTGGAAAGAGAGAGCAAACCACCCCAGCAAATCATTAAGGCTACCTAATGACTTTATCTACTAACTGATAAACAAGAGGAGCAAACCTAATTCTCGTTAGTAGAATTTTGTTAAACCTTATTATTCAAAGCTAAATCTCTTTTTAATTCAGATTGTTTCAAACTGACATATCTGTCTATATTTTGGTATCTGTATCTAGCTTTAATTAATTCCTTTTCTGTTTCTGCATATTGTTCAACAATCATTTTATAGTCTTTATCTATTCTAGCTTCGTGTTCAGCTTCAGACATTGTTTTAACTAATTTCTTATGTTTAATTACACACGCAGAAAAAGTAGCTTTTCTTCCCTCATCTAAAATAATTACTTTCTTTTGCCACTCTGCCCATTCTTTAGATGCTTCTTCTAGTTTCTTATATAGTTGTTCGCTTAAATTCATTTTATCTCCTGTTGTAAAATATATCTAAAAATTCCAGTTGTTGGGTCAAAATCTAATTTACTACAAGACATTAATAATACTGACCCAAGTATTAATAATATTATTATAATTTTTTTAACATATTTTCTATGTATTGGATTGCCAAATATAATCATGGGTATAATAACATCTCCTCTGCTTCTTTTTCTAATTGTTTTATTTGTTGTTTATAACTATGGTTTTCTTTTTCTAAAGCATCTACCTTTTTACTTAATCCTTTATGTTCCATATACATCGCTTGTAGTTCTTCTTTCTTAAAAGCGAGATTTCGTTTTAGTTCATTAATCTCGCTAATAAGTTCTTTTGTCATAATTAAAATGGTATCTCATCGTCCATATCAGACATTTTCTCAACTGGTTGTGCGTGGTCTGGTGCAGATGGTTGAGCCTGTGTCATTGGTTGTTGTGTATATTGTGGCATAGATTGACCGATAGGTTTCATACCATCTATGTTTGCTTGTGGTTTATATGGTTTAACCATCATAATAGTATAAACTAATTGGTCAGTTCCTTTATCATATTGATTAGGATTTTGTATTTCTTCAGTTTTTGCCATTTCTTTTAATACATAACCAGCATTATGATATTTTTGAACTTCAGGTGTCATAAACCATTCAGTTATTTGTGATAAAGTGTATTTTCTTTTTGTTAAACTGCAAATGTATTTAACTTGACTAGAATTTGCACTATATTCATACTTTGGACTTCGATTACCAGTTGGTTTTAACTTTTTAGTTAAACCACAAAAAGGCATATCAAATTTATTTTTTTGCTGCATTTTTATTATTCTCCTTTTTCCATTTTTTTAGATCATTATTAAAATTACTTTCAAGCTGTTCTAAATATGTCATAGCTTCAAAGCCTTTAAAATAAGATTCATCTATTTTAATAATATACATAGATACCTCTTTTTGTGGCTCTTTAGGTATATTAACAATAGCTAGTTTTTGTATTTTAAAGTCGGTTGTTTCTTCAATAAATCTTCTATACATTTCAACTTGGATAGCTTGGTCGAAACTATAATCTTTACTCGTTTTCCAATCAAGAACAGCATTTTGACCTTTCCAAGAATCTTTGGTTACAATAACATCATTTGTACCACAGCAATCAAATTGTGAACTGTATAAAGGTAATTCACTTTTTACCATTTTAAATTTTTGAGATTTCCAAAATCTTAACCATTTTGAAGCCATAGTTTTTAATGGTTCTGATACAGGAATAACTGGTTTTTTTTCACTTTTTAAATACAAGTCAATCCAATCGTGTAATTGACTTCCAATATCTCTACCAAAAGATTCTTTTTTTTCAGCTTTTTCTTTTACTTTGTTTATAAATTCGTTAATTTTATCTAATGGTTGGTCATCTTCTAACATTATTTCTTTAATAGAATCATCTCTATTTTTTTTATACCAATTTTGTAAATCTGGTCTTGTTCTTTTATTAATTATTGTGGTAACACTTGATTTAGGTTCTCCATCAACATAATATCTATATTTTTTACCATTTGGGTCGTAATTAATTTTTTTACCAAATTTATTTTCTATAAATTGTTTTGACATTGTTCTCTCCCTTATATTGTTTTTTATTTTTAGCTTTTGAGTTAATTATCGCACAATATTCTTCTATATAATATTCGTGCTTATATTTATTTTTACCTATTACTCTATTCATAGCTTTTATTCTTTTATCTTGCCACGAAGTCTTGTCTAAAAGTATATCCATTCTCTCTCCTTTTTGTTAATAGTGTTAAGTTCTTATTTTGTATCGGTTTAACCCAATAGTCAAACGAAACATTAAAGTAATCGGTCAAAGCTAGTAGGTTTATTGGATTAATAAGATTCTGTC